AGAAAGAGGAAAACATGAGTACAAGAAGTAATATAGCAATAGAAGACCCAAAGACAAAAAAAGTAAAAGTAATATATGTTCATAGTGATGGGTATCCATATGGCGTTGGAAAATGCCTTGTTGATTCTTACAATCATTATGATTTAGCTAAACAACTATTTACAGAAGGAGACGCCAGTTATCTGGGAGACACTTTTGGAGAATGTAGTTTTTACGGCAGAGACTGGGACAGGAAAGAAGAGCCAGCTAAAACTCACCGCGATGAGTGGATGTATATGCACAATATGCGTGGTGAAAGTATGATTGAATATATTTATATATTCAAAGATAATAAATGGCACGTTTCAACTTCTAAATATATCAAAGAAGAAAATCTAGACAAACCTTATGATGGTGGTATCTGGTACTATTCTGAATTTGAGCCTGTTATTACAAATGAAGAGTATATCAAATACAAAGACAAACACGAAAAGCACGCTGAGGTTAAAATGATATCCCAAATAGGAAAAGCACTTACAGGTGCTGGCTGGGAGAATGGCGACGTCATGATGCAGGGTGGAAATGTTAAAAAAGCAAACTAAAAATAAATGGGATAAACTTCCACTAATGACGTGGAAGTTTACCATGTACAAACAAGATGCAAAAGGCAATCAAAAATTTTATGAGTATAAAGGTGATCATTCTAGTTTTACCTACGGTATGGATAAGGAAGATTTAAATGAAATAGATAAGGAAGATGCATGAAGAGAATTAAGCACAACGACCTAACACACTATTTCCTGCGGCCGCATGATCGGCTGCCGGCGTCATACCTGACCAGCTGCGAGAAATTTTTCAGAGAACTGGGTAAAAAAAGAAATAAGTTTAAAGCTTCAAGCAGCAATGCAACAAGACATAATTTATTTACAGAGATTGAAGAGAGAAGCCGCAAGCGTCAAGCCGCAAGCAACAAGCGCCAAGCTTCAAGCAGTTTAGAATGATTCCAATTAACAATAAAAAATAAAAAGCAACAAGCGCTTGACAAACTGGTATTATAAGATTATATAGGATTTAGAAATATGAATTTAAAAGAAGCTAAAAAAATAACCGGGGGCCTGAGCTCACCGTCTAAGATGCCCGGCTACGCCTACAACCTGCCGGCCTGGCAGTGTGTGACTGGCGTCAAGCTTCAGGCCGTGGCGGGCTCAGTGTGCAGCGGCTGTTACGCTATGAAGGGCCGGTATAGATTTCCAAATGTAAAGGACGCGCTCAACCGTAGATTGAATTCTTTAAATCATCCGCAATGGGTGGAAGCGATGAACGTGCTAGTGACTCATTACAGCCGCAAGGTTCCATTTTTTAGATGGCACGACTCAGGCGACCTTCAGGGGGTGCAGCATCTCAAAAATATTTTTGAAGTGTGCAACGCCACGCAGCAGGTGCAGCACTGGATGCCGACGCGAGAGGTTAAGATCTTAACGCTGATGGATCCGGCTGTTGTTCCAAAAAATTTAATTATTCGTGTGTCCTCGCATATGATAGACCAGGGGCCAGTAAATTTTTGGCCTCACACGTCAACTGTAGTTCAGGCAGGTAAAACCTGCCCGGCTCAGGAAAACAATAACGAATGCGGAAGTTGTAGACAATGCTGGAATCATGATATATCTAATGTTGCTTATCCTAAACACTAATGACATTTTACCATCCGAAACACTATGCCGAGCTCCGGAAGCTGCAAGCCGCAAGCATCAAGCTACAAGCCGCAAGCGACAAGCGGCTACAACCTGAGGTTGCAAGCTACAAGCGACAAGCGACAAGCCGCAAGCTACAAGCATCAAGCATCAAGCGACTCGAGAAAAGATTCTAAAGCTGCAAGCGACAAGCAACAAGCGTCTTGATTTTTAAATCCCTCTTTGACAAGTGACAAGATACTGGCACCTGGAAACAATTTGCAAGAAGCCTGACTGGGCTTCTTTGCTAGTATGAAAGTATTTTTAGGATGTTTCACGTGGAACGCAATTTGGTGCGGGCTGAACCGAATCTTGTTATTATAAGTTATTTTTAATTCTACAGTAAAAAAGTGCCCAGAAGTATTATACCCCAATAGATCAGGAGTCCCGAGAAGGTTAGTATTTTCAACTCTTGTCCATGTAATTTTAGATGTATTTCTTTTAAGCTCATGCCATAATTTTGTTTCGGGTTTCATCAAAATAATGACAATAACAGAAGGTTACACAATGAGCTTTGGTGCACCCATTTCAGCTACTTCTTCATGTGTAGAAATCACTATTCGATGTGTCTCTCTAGCACCTAAAATTTTATTTTCAACTAAATTCACACTCATCACATCATAATGTTTTCCATCGGGAGTTCGAACTTGAACGCGAGCATCCTGAGCCACACTACTTCCTTTCTTTGGACCTACGAATCTATCGAAGATCATAATTAAATCTCTACCTTTAAGCATTAAATAATTCCTTTATTTCTAAATTGTTTGACAGGGTTCCTTAAATTCTCTAATTCCTTCTTATGAACCAGTATATCATACTGATGATCCTCTTTAGCGCGAGACAACTCCGCCTTAAGATCCTCAATTTGACGCTGTAACTTCTCAATTTGCTTAGTTAAATCTAAGTCTCCTTTGTCATCTTTCATGTTTACAATATAAGATATTATAGGTATATTGTCAACATTATGGTGTATAGAGTAGGTGTTAATTGGTACGCAAGGTTACAAAAACAAAAAGCGGAACTAGAACATAAATTAGAAGACATACAAGCTCATAATAAAATATTGATTAAAAAACTAAAAAAATATGAAGATAGAACCACGAAAAAAACCGGGACTGCCTGCTAGACTTACACCTATGCAACGTAGGTTTGCAGAAATATTAGTATTTACTGAGGGCCATAAGTTTGCTTATGAATGCACGAAGGAAGCGGGATATGAAGGGGACAACGCCACACTTAGGGTTAAGGCTAGCCAACTTCAAGACCCGAAACATTATCCTCTAGTAGTAAAACACATTGGAGAACTACGAGAAGAGACCTACAAAAAACACAACATATCTTTTGGTGGTCACTTAACAGAACTGGCTAAAATTAGAGACGAGGCTATTAAATCTAAATCATTCTCCGCAGCAACTAACGCAGAAAAAGCAAGAGGTACTGTAGGTGGTTTATATATTGAACAAAAAATTATTAGAACGGGTAAGATTGAAGACCTAACTGAAGAAGAATTAAATAAAAGAATTGCTACCATCCGAGACGATCATGCATTACTGATGGATACTAAGGAAGCCAAGAAAGAACCTAAAGATAAAAAACCAAAGCCTATACTATCTTAGTCATCTTAACAACCCACGAAGTAGGAATCATAGTACGATCACCGAAAGTTATATCTTTTGTTGTTGGATCTAAATCATATGATGCAAATATTTTAACTGAAGTATCGTCTTTTGAAAATAACCAACCTTCATTAATTGGTTTTGCTAATTTCATTCTATTAAACTCTCTATCGTCCGCCCAACCTGAATCACTCAACGCATCGGTCCACTCAATCCTGTACTTTGAATACGGGATGTCGTTCGGTTGACTTGGTACGACTTGTTTTCTTCTTCTGGGTTTTCTTCTTTTGGGTTTTCTGTTGTTTGCCATAATAATAATCTGGGTTGTGTACCTTATTAAATTCCTCAATCCAGTCCGAAGGACCGGTCCAATTCTTGTTTCTTCCTATCATACTTTTACCCCTATAGCATTTCAAAAATATTTTTTCTACTTTTTGGAACCAAAAGTTCCTCGCGGCCCCTATGATAAAATCAGTGGCTTATACCAATGCTTATTTAAGCACAAATTGTCACACCCTCTAAAACCCTTGATTTTATTGAGAGATCACCCCAATCACCCCATCACCCCATTGTTAAAAGTGCTGTTTTCATAATTTGATATTTTCAAAAAACCTATAGTGGGGTGATAATGGCGTAAAACAGGGTGCGACATCACCGCACACCCTTGTCGCCAGTCACTTGTGGCAAGAATAAGGCACCAAAGTGCGACATAAATGTCGCACCTTGATTTACGGACGTCATTACAACCTAGACAAAATGAGTTTTCCATGATTGTGAAACATGGAAAAAAGAGGTTAAGAAGCTGATTGCAATGACTTCGAGGCCGTTCCCCGTTAAATTTAGCTTCCACCCCAACTTGTAATTCGGTTCTATTCATCTGTAATATCTTGTAATAATAAAAGCTTGTTCTGATTGACCATAATTCTGCCAAGAAGCTGCTCTATTTTGACCATAAGTCCATCCAGCTGTCGCTCGGGAACACCATTTGTTTCCGTTTCTAACAATCTTCTTAAATTTTTTTCATCTTCCATCATGGTCTTCAACAGTCGTCTTTCAACAGCCTTAATTGTTTTTTTGTTCATGTTCTTTATTCATCTCCTTCCCGTAGTTTTTAATTATTGCGTCAACTATTTTTGATACTTTTCTCGTTAGTTTTCCTTTTTTATTAAGATCCAAACAATCCTTGACACTAAGCTTTATTTGGTAAGAATCAGCTTGTCTACCTCTCTTCCAATTTCTACCATTATAATATTCTTTGGACTGTTCATATATGTTCCAGGTTTCATTAAATTTATCTTGAAGTTCATGATTTTTCAGAAACCAAACTTTAGATTCCATTAAATGATTCCACCAGTGT